CATACCACATTACTAAGGTATCACTATACAACAAAGGCATCAATGTCACAGGCAAGGCATGTATAAGGCTAATAAGGTAGGGTGGGTGTCAAGGTGGGTGTCAATGTCAGGGCATCAAGGGGGCGGGGCGATCTGGGCGCGGGCCGCTGAATGGTGCCCTGCCTTTTCTAATGACATTAGGTGCCCGATACAATGCCTTGATGCCTAAGGTGTTATGCCCGTTGACATTTGACATGTGGCTGCTGGGCGGTTGCCCTATTCGCTTAGGTGTCAGGGCTTTAGGCAGGGCGGGGGCTTGACACCCCCCCGGGCGTTTGACGTGTGTAATTCAGGGCTGCGGCGGAAGTACCCCTTGATAATTGTCCAAATCTATTTCGTAAAATTAGACATTTTCAAGCCCCACCCTCTGCCCTGACTCCCCTTGATAAAGACATCAATTCCCCTTGACATTGACATTAGACACACGACATTAGACATTGACACCTCGACACCTAACGCGATTCCCCTTGACACCGTTGCCCTGATGCCCTTTGATAATTGTAGTGACACCTCTTGACAAGCCCGTCAGCCCCCTCGACAAGTGTTTATATAGGGGAATGTAAAAAGGTGTCACAAGGAGTATGCGAAATTGACAAGCGACATAGGCTTGATGCCTTCGCAGCATCGCAGAAAAAATTTGTAAAAAATATTTCGGAAAAATTGACAGGGTGTCACACGGCTATTGACACCTCTTGACACGGCTATTGACACCTCTTGACACGGCTGGGAGGGGGAAAAAAATTTTGGCCGCGTAACGTGTTCAGCCTTAATGAAGTAAAAATTCATTTAAAAATAATTGTGGGTGTCACATTGTGGTGTGGAAAATGTCATTTAACTTTACTGCGTAAACGCAGTAATGCTCGGATGACTTAAGGAGCACTAATTGATTCCCCAATGGACAGAAAGACACCACAGCAATGGAATGACAAGCGGCCGCAACAAGCGTACGAGTTGGCATTGTTGGGGGCTACCAATAAGATGATGGCAGACGTCTTCGAAGTCAAGGAACAGACAATCGATTATTGGATTAGGACGAAGCCGGAATTCAAGGAGGCTGTCCATCGCGGAAGAATGATGACAGACGCCAAGGTTGCCAAAGCCCTCCTTCAATGTGCCACGGGGTACGAATACTATGAGGAGCACGTGGTAATGATTAAGGGTGAGGCCGTTGTGCGGCGAATTAAGAAAACTGTCCCGCCCAATCCTTGGGCCGCTGCCAAGTGGTTGACAATACGTCAACGGGCCCTGTGGGCTGACGTGCATAAGACAGAGGCAATCAATACCAACGTCAACGTGTTTAAACTTGACTTGTCAGGGTTGTCAACCGACGAGCTCAAACTTGTCGAGAAATTAGGTATCAAACAACTTACGCAATATGCTGGTGAGAACTAAGATGCCGGGTCAAACGGATACGCTTGAGAAACGTGCCATACCAAGGCGGGGGAGAGCCAGCAGCGAAATGTTGTTAGAAGCCATCAAAAACCCAACCGCCGTCACCAGGGAGCTTAACAATCGCTCCCTTTACCATTTTCTACAACACTTTTGGCCTGTTGTATCGGCACACAAATTTCACGGTAACTGGCATATTGAGTTGATGTGTCGCGAGCTTGAGCAGGTTGCTGAGCGTGTTGCCGCGCATTTGCCAAGAAAACATGACTTAATTATAAATGTACCGCCAGGGTCAACCAAAACGATTACCTGCTCAATTATGTTTCCGGCTTGGTGTTGGACCCGTTGGCATTGGATGCGTTTTATTTGTGCATCGTATTCTTCGGCACTCTCGATGGAATCTGCCGAATATTGCCGCGACTTGATACGCAGTACGGCATTTCAAGAAATGTACCCCGAAATAGACATCAAGGAAGATAAAGATACGAAATCAAACTTCAAGGTTGTCAAGCGTCTTCCATCAACACCCGGGTACATGCCGAAGACATTATCAGGGGGGAGTCGTTACTCAACGTCAGTAGGAGGTACGTTGACAGGGTTCCACGGTGATATACTGATAGTGGACGACCCCTTGAATCCGCAACAGGCCGTGTCAGACACCTTGTTGAGGTCGGCTAACGATTGGTGTGAGAGAACACTTTCCACACGTAAGACTGACAAAGCAATTACCGCTACCATATTTATAATGCAGAGACTGCACCAGGACGATCCTTCCGGACACCTGCTTGCCAAAGACAAACGCAATGTCAAACACATTTCTCTGCCAGGGGAAAGTCTTAATTTTAAGAAGCAGGTAAAGCCTCACCAACTCTTACGATATTATAAAGACAATTTACTTGATCCTGTTCGTATGCCTTGGTCTGTATTGAAAGACTTGGAGGCGGACTTAGGTCAATATGGTTATGCAGGGCAGATAGGGCAGAACCCCGTACCGCCCGGAGGGGGCATGTTTAAGGTGGACAAGATAATGACCGTAGATGGACTTCCAGACGGAGTTTCACGCATTCATACCGTTCGTTATTGGGATAAGGCTGGTTCACAAGGTGCCGGGGCCTTTACTGCGGGCGGGAAAATGTCTGCTTTATCCAATGGAAAATGGCTCATGGAAGACATGACACGTGGTCAGTGGGGTACGGATATACGGGAGCGTTGGATTAAGAGCACCGCCCTGGGGGACACGTCTGAGGTGGTTGTGTGGATAGAGCAGGAGCCGGGATCGGGTGGAAAAGAATCAGCCGAGGGTACAATAAGGAATTTGGCCGGGTGGTCTATCTATGCCGAACGGCCTACGGGTGATAAGATATTTCGCGCCGACCCGTTCTCCGTACAAGTTAACAATGGTAACGTGTGGATGATGCGAGGTGATTGGAATCAGGCTTTGATTGAGGAACTTCGTTTCTTTCCATATTCTACTTATAAGGACCAGGTGGACGCAATGAGCGGAGCCTTTAATAAGTTAGTGCAAAAGAAAATTTGTAGGAGGGTAACATAATGGACTTAATCTATCACGCAGCATTTGGGTTTCTAATCAGTGGGCTGATTGTTTTGCTTTTTGCAAAAAGAAATCCTGAAACACATCTTCGTCCGAATCTCCCAATGGTAATTGCAGCGATTCTTCCATTGCTTATTGGATTTGCCAAAGAGGCTTATGACAAATGGATTGGGCCTGGCAACCCGGAAATGGCTGATGTGACATTTACTTGGTCCGGAGGATTGGCAGCTATGTTTCTTATTCTTATCATCGACTTATTCAGAACAGATAAATACTAACAATTATGGGAGCAATTTTAACAGGTCGTGTAAAGTTCTTTAATGAACAAAAAGGTTTTGGTTTCATTGCCGGTGATGATGGTAAGGACGTTTTCGTTCACAAATCAGGAACATTGGATCTTATCAAAAAGGATGATCTTGTAGAGTACCTTACGGAAGAGGGAAAGAAGGGTTTGAAAGCGGTAAGAGTTAAACGAGTTAAAAGTTAACGGACATGGCAAACGCAAAGAGAAATGGTGATAACTACAAATATGCAGTAGTTGACACCGCACCGGCCCCTGGAAGCGGTGGATATTACACGGATGAACTTGCCCCGCGAAAGGAGAAGGTTGGTCGTTTTTACTTTTCTGTTCGGGAAACCACACGGGACAGCACCCCTTCAGTTGCAACTGTCAAGCTTCAGTTTAAATGCCCTGGAGATCTTTATTGGACAGATAAGAAGAATGGCACGGCTGATTGGACTATCGGGGACCGTGCAATCATTAACGATAATGCCGCAGGAGTTGTTTGGCGGGCAGGTGTTGTTGATGATTCGGATTATACGAGTGGTAGTGTAACCTTCGGATTTGATTGGTAAGCGATGGGAAGTCAAGCGTTTGCAGGAGTAGGGACAAAGTTCCAAAGATGGAACGGAGCTACATGGGATGATGTGGCAGAGGTTAATGCCATTGAAGGTCCTGGAATGACAAAAGATACGATTGAGGTTACTTCCTTGGATACGGATGCTGGGTACAACGAATTTATAACAGGTTTTGCGGAAGGGGGGACTGTTACACTTGACATGAACTTTACCCGTGAGACGTATGAATTGATGAAAGATGATTTTGAATCAGATGTTGTACAAAATTATCGTATCCAACTTGCTGATTATGATTCAGAACCAAGTACATTTACGTTTGGAGGATTAGTAATAGAGTTACCAATGGGAATAAGTGCAGATGATAAAGTTACCGCGGATGTGGTCATCCAAGTAACCAGCCAGGTAATATTGGATATTGGTTCCACAGTACCGGCAGAAGAGAGTGAAATTCCGGTGGAGAGCAGTGATGAACCGGAACCGACTGAGAGCAGTGATTATGATGCTTTGTATGCTGCCTTATCTGATGGTAACACGGCTGTTCTACTTTTATTTGATGAAGGAGTTACCATAGCAGATACTGATAAGGTCGAATTGATCGCTAATCTAATGGGCAGTTCTGGATGGAATGTTGCTGAACTTGGTGATAGTGATGCATCTCGCCCAACATTAACCGCAACAGGTATTTTGTTTGATGGTGTGGATGATGCAATGGCAATGGCATCTGCTCAGACTGCTTTAAATCAACCAAACACAATCTATTATGTTTATCGCAATATCACATATACAAGTGCAAGACGTTTGGTTTCATTTGGATCTGCGAATGCAGTTGACTTTAGACAATATGGAACTGGTGGACGTATTGCTTTCTATACTTCTGCCGCATTACAGATAACGGCTGATTATTCTACATTGGGTGCGCGAGCAATAGCTACTGTAGTATTAAATGGAGCAAATAGCTCATTACAATTAAATAAATCACCTCTGATTACTGGAGATTTGTCTACTCGCACAATTAATAAATTGTGGCTTGGTTGTGATTTGGCAGGTGGTAATAAATCAAATCATGAATTTATTGCACTGATTATTCGTAATGGTGAAGATAATTCGACTAAACGGGCTGAAATTTGGAATGCATTGAATGATAGGTTTGTTCATCATCCAATAAGTGCCACGGTTGAGGATGCCACACCGATGAGAGTTAATTTAGCGTTCAATGAGGAACTTGACGAAGATTCTCTGTCTGAAATAGGACCTACTGATTTTCAGGTAACAACCCGTACCGTATCAAGTTTAACATTGTCAGCAAATAAAAAGGTGTTACAACTGAATTTAACGACACCAATAAATCAAGCATGGTCTGGACAGGTTATATTTACACAGAGCAGTGCGGGAGGTATTACTACAGCAAAAGGAGATCCAATTCCTTATTGTTGGATTCCGGTTACTAATAATGTAGTTGATTAAGAAATGGGGGCAATAGCAGGAGTTGGAACTGGATTTTATCGTTGGAATGGGGATGAATGGATTCCCATTGCAGAGGTTCGTGCCATTGTTGGTCCTGCTATGAGTAAAGATGCAATAAATGTAACTTCTCTTGATACAGAAGTTGGATATAATGAATTTGTATCTGGATTTGCAAATGGGGGGGTGGTAAGTTTAGCATTGAGTTTTACACGTTTTGGTTATGAACTATTTAAAAATGATTTTGAATCATTCACCCCATATTATTATGGAATACAGCTTCCTGATGATGATTTTACATTTCTGAGTTTTTATGGATTGGTCATGGAAGTTCCTCTCACTATTGCGGCAGATGATAAAATAGATGTCAATGTTAAAATTCAAGTGAGTGGTAGTGTAGGAGGTATAGAAGTTCCGGAAGAATCAGTAATTCCATCATCTGATGTGAGTTTGTCTGAGTTTATTGAATTCATGGCTTTTTGGGGAGGAGAATTTGATTTTGAGAATAACTTGTGGTTGGATCAATCAGGAAATAATAATCATATTATTTTGAAAGGAGCTTCTGCAAGAACTGGAAATGGTAGTGATCTTGATTATACTATAACAGGACTTCTCACATCTGACACAATTGAAGTTGTAAGTGGTTCTGATACTCCTACAATTCCATCGAATGGAGTTTTACGTATAGGAGCCTCTCAGATTGTTTATGGTGTTACTATTAAACGATCTGGTATTATATGGGCAGTGATTCCATTTTGTGAACCAATTGTGGAGACAAATCTACCAACTCGTTCATTTGATATAAGTGGGAATGGACATCATGCCACGTGTTCTACTATTATAGCAGGTAACATAACCACACAAGATTCTTATTTCTACTTGCAACAATATGGATACAATCTTGGATCTGAAAATGTTCTTGGATGGGATATGACATCTTGGACTGGTAGTGTAGATGATTATACTGCTGTATTTTCGGGTGTAACATTGGCAGATGCTCAAAGTGCAAATGCCTACATTCAACCAACACCGAATGGTCTTGGTTGTAGATATACAAGGCTCACTTCATATAATATGAGGA